ACTGTGGTAAATCTTGGTGTTTCACTTAATTGAGCACAGGCTTTGTGGGCACTGTCACTGCCTTTGACACCGTGTACACGTTTTGCCCAAGGCACTTTAGTCAGTAAATCTGCATAATTTTTTTCAGCATTTGGTTCATCATAACTGAGATATATGATGTCATAATCAAGTGGTCTGAATAGTTTTGTCATAGTTTTGTTTTAATATATTGATATTTTTCAAATATTTTTCTTGCATACACACTAACCCTAACTTCATCTTCATCCACTCGATCAAATGGTAATATACAATAAAAGTTATTAATTAACTCAGTCATGGGCACTTTTAATGTTTTATATAACACATTAGGGTCATTGAATTCTGTTAGATATATTTCGTAAGTTTGATCAAAATATAATTTCCTATCACGTAATGATCGTGCCAGTGTGCCATTAATATATATTTTCCAGCAAGTTTCTGCATAATCTTGTATAATAGTGATGTCGTTAGTGGGATCATATTTTAAAGGAACACTTGTGTCTATTGTATATGGAAATTGAAATATTACGTCATGAACACTTTGTAGTATTTCTTCTTGCTCATCTAATCGAATGAATGCATAATCCTTAGCATCTGGACTGAAGATAACTTTGTAGTTATGGATAACATCTGTGCCTTCTAATAAGTTTTTAACTTGACTAAAAGTCACTGTGACTGATGGTAATGCTTGATCATTGGCCATATTAGATATGCCTTTTATTTCTCCAGTTTCAGGTTCATAAAAGACAAATCTAAAATCATCTTGTTTAAGTTTGTTGTCGTAGGATTTTAAATCCTCTTCAGTAATATCCCATTCTACTTGTAACATTTAATTTATTCCCGTAATTTTTTCTAATTGATTCACTATGTAATCTGTTAAAAAACTATATTCTGTATAATGGAATAAGCCGTGTTGTTGATAGTTGCCTATTTTAAGTTCACATTTTTTATTGAAATATGCTCCAATACTATCCTGCCAAGATTCTGTAGGAGTTTCCCAATTTTGAATCATAGGTTTCATATGAGTAAAAGTTATGGGAGCATTTTTGTGACTAATTAAATTTTCGCAATCTAAAATCTTAGCAGCTAAACTCACTGTGACATCCATACTGGGCAATTTGGGGTAATTTGCATTGACATAACGCCCATAAAACAATTCCCAATTATTGCTGATATCCTCTACCCAATTAAAATATTCTTTTGCATAATCGCTCTTTTTAAAATAAGCTGCACCAAAATAAAAATTTGGTAAATTATTACTGTCAAATGTTTTTCTATAATATCTACCAGTTATAACTTTGCCTCTGTAATCCAACACATTGCTAGTCATCAATACATCATAATTTTTTGCATAGTCCCACCAAAGATCTAAATTAGAGAAGGCTAGCATGTCAGCGTCTAACACAATAGTTTCATCGTATGGACTACAATGATAAAGTTTCCATCTATCTTCTGTTTTAAAAAAAGTTGTTGATTTATTTTGATCGCGCCAAGGTACTGGGACTATTTGATCAAATACCAAACGATATTTTTCAGGAATTTTATTATCAGTGACCAAACTTATATCAGCATCAGGCATATGATTTTTTATACTCAATGCCAAAGCATAAGCAGATCGTGTGTATTTTTTTAATTTAGCATCTTCAGCAAAGATTAAGAACCCTTTAGACATTTAATTCCTCATTTAATAATCTACTAATACTGAATTTATTCATTACATGTACATTAATACCGTTAGTTTTCATAACTGTATATTCCCCACGATATTTTTCTTTTTCGATTAAAAATTTCATCTCAGTATTGGTATGTTCAATTAATATGTCTTTGTCAATAGTATAATATAATTTTCCTGGTAAATCGTGTGCCCATGTACCGTTTTGATAACCATTCATAACATGTATGGCAATACTAAAAGCAAAGTCATTTCTATATAAACTTTGCTCTATTTGATAAACATATCTGTAATAATTCCAATTTTCTTGTATATGATTTAGGTAGTCAAAGAAGATTTCAGTATTTTTATTTTTTCTAAAAAAGAACACAGTGGCCCAATAAAAGTCAATACTTTTATCACTTAGGGTAATCAATCTTGGGTCAAACCTATAACCACTAAGATCTAGTGCTTCCTTATGAATTAGGAAATCGTGTGGTTGTTGCCAACAATATTTTAATATGTCATTGTTAATTAGATAATCGCAGTCTATGACCAATGTTTCATCAAAAGGACTTAACTCAAAACTTTTAACACGAATGTCATTTTTAAATCTTAATTTTTTGTGCGTCATTGCGCCATCAAAATATTGACGATATTGGGGGAGAGAATCATATACTAAAAATCTTTCTTTGGTATCCTCCCACAAATCATATCTAATTTTATCTTTATTATTTTGTTCAAGATCATAATTAATCAATGACATCCACAAAACTCTTTCATGAAATAATATGTCACCTTTGAGGAACTTAGTCAGTTGCATTAATTCTTTGATGTTTTCTAAAACAACATCATATTGACCAACGCTAAACTCTTCTTTTTCTTCGTATTCAGTACGACATCTATACAAAGTATTTTCATACCAAACATGTTGACCCACTAAGTAGGGTAAATTAGGATACCATTTATCAATGTCAATGCCTTCGTAAACTCTAGTAAAATTTTCTTCAATTTTATAAGTTTTTTCAAGTTTAAAATTTTCTTTGTTTTTCTTATCAATATTACTCAACCATAAAGAACGATCAAATAGAACAATATCGCCTTTAGTTATTTCTTCTATAATTTCACTATCTCGAACATGATCAATTAATGAAATATATTTGTCTTTACTAAAAGTTTCGCCTTCAGTATATTGTATAGCACATCTATATAAAGTATTTTCATACCAAACGTGTTGTCCTACTAAGTAGGGTAAATTAGGATACCACTTGTCAATATCAATGCCTTCGTAAACTGGCTCAAAGTCCTCTTGATTGAAAATATAAATTTCTTCCTCAGGACCTTCAACAACTTCAATAACTTCAATAACTTCAATAACTTCAGGCCCCTTATTAACTTTACGCCATATAGTGCCATTATAAAAAGCCAAACTACCTACAGAGTATTACCAAGTTGAATTCCAAGGGGCAACTTCCGCTTCTTGAACAACTTTTATGACCATATCAACGTCATCTTTATAGTTAGGATATTGTTGATATAACCAATCAGCACTGTCTGTGACTAAGGCCACGGGCATACCCAAATGCTGTTTTACTTGTCTTGCCGCATTTAAGGCCAATTTAGCATAGTCAATCTGCTCGTTGTTTAGAGCATAGATTAGAACTCCTTTGCTCATTGAGTCAATGCCTCTATGCTTCTATTCTTTTTAAGCAATTGATAATCGTTATAATAACTGTTTGAAGCAATAAAATATTGATCAATTACATCATCTAAAAATTTTTGTAAATCTCCAACTCTAACTGGCAAATCGTTGTCGTCAATTACAACAACATCAGTGATATTACCCATATCAATTAGAGTTTTTAAAAAAGTGATAAGATCTTTGGTAATTGTAAATGTACCACCATTTTGATAGTATACACAATCAGTATGGTATTTTTCTTTTAGAGATCTTTTTTGATTATTTAGAGTCACCATAAAATTGGCAAACTCTAGAGCCTTTTCCAGTCTTTCGTCCATAGAAACTCCTGCAGTATATACTAATTATCTGCTAGGAGTTGGTGTTAGAAAATTTATGGGCCGCTGGTAGTGGTTACTGTGGGTGCTGTCACTGATACATAAGAACCAGTAGCACGATAGTGACTCACCGTGCTAGTAGTTGTACCATCAACGTTTTCATCAATATTGCCAGTAAGACCAGTATCTGCAAAAATCATACTTAGATAAAGATTGCTAGTATCGGCTCTAGCGAGAACTCTAAAAACATTGCCTGAATATGTGCCAGTATCTGTGGCGATATATATTTGCTGATCTGACCCAGTCATAGCTGCCCAATTTGCATAGTTAAATGTTACTGTAGTAAAAATAGCAGCCCATCTTCCGCCCTTTGACACTGAACTAGTGTAACCAGTTTGATTAGGTATAATTTTTATTTGGCTACCACTATTAAAAAAATATCTTGCTGCGTCGGCAGAACCAAATGCCACTGTTACAGTATGTGTTCTTGTAGCATTCCAATTTGTAAAAGTTGGATTTACCCCAACTGTTTCTGTTGCTTGAGCACTGCTTAATGTAAATTTATTAGTTTGCAAAGTGGTTGCCTGACTACTATAGGTGCTCCAATCACTGGCGGTAATACTTCCACCAACTGATACACTAGGAGCGGTACTTGCTGCATTAGTTTGATGGTAGGAAATTTTATCCAAATCAGTTTTTAAATTTTGCATTTGGCTGGCTGTTATATTATTACCAGCTGCTACTTGGCTACTAGTTACTGATTGACCATAACCTGATTGCCCACTGCCAGTCCCCAACACTGTAGACACTATGGTCTGTATTGCGTTATAATCAGTTGCTAAAATTGTGTTGCCAGCGCCAATGGTCATTTGTTATTCCTCTCGTTATTTATAGTATTAAACACTCTACTAATTTAATACCAGCTTCAACATTGGTCTCCAATGCAATAGCAAATGCATCATTGTGATTACCAAATGCTTGAGCTGTTCCATTAGGAGCTGCTACTAATCTTTGTCCTTTGATGACACTGCCTGTAACTTTGACTGGCACACGGCCTTTCAGCGCAACTGCTACCCCGCCCTCTAATTCATTATTCATCAAATAAGCTGGGCTTTCAGACACAACACCCACAGCACGAAATCCTGTTTGTGCTGCTGTAACTTCTTTTTCTCCGCCTACCATTAATACAGTACCAACATCATAATTGGCATCTGGCAAGTATTTTTCTGCCAAGTCTGCATATTTTGCTGATGTTGATACACCACTAAAAATGGCACATCTTAATGTGTTTGTGTTTGGATTATAGGTAAATGCATCATCATCAACTCTTAGTGTTTCACTACTAGTTTTGCCACTGGTAAATGTAACATAATAATCAGCATTGGTGTCTGTGGTATTAGTAACACTGATACTGGTAGCTTGTCCTACGTTAAATAAGGCGCTTAATGATGTCCAAGTTGGTAATCCATTCTTAACTGCCAACACTTGATCTGTTGAGCCAATAGTTAAAAAGTTTGTTAAATTCTGTGAACTTTGATAAACAAGTGATCCAGTAGCACCACCACTGATTGTGCTAGTAGCGTCTACAAGACCAATAAATCTACGGGCTGTGATATCACCATTACCATCCCTGACTGCTACAGTATTAACTGTTGCTGCTGTTGCCGCAGCTCTATAAGTTCCGCCGACATTTAACAGATCTGCTCTACTGGCAGTGCCGCTAAGATCACCATTAAAATTAACTGCATAAATGTTGCTAAATTTATTATCACTTGACCCTATAGTACTATATTCAGAACCAGGTAATAGCGCCAACCCTTGTAATTTAATTGGAGTTTTTTCAGTTGCTCCCCCACCTAAAACATTAACGGTAGTTTTAAAAATTATAGGTTTGTCAGCTGAATTGTTCTTGATAACAGCATTGGTGTTGTCAATAAAAACTGCCAAGTCATTGTTGTTTCCAACAGTAAATCCTGGATTAAGGAACCTTGTAAGATTAACAAAAGTAGGAGTGCCTACTTTAATAAAATCTGTGTGGTCAAACCCATTTAATCTTGCTGCATTTGATGCCGTTCCCCAATAGGTATACTCGTTTGTTGAAACTCCATTACTAGGGGTACCGGCTAGTGTAATACCCTTTTTAATTACAGTAAATTCAGTAATGTCAGCAGCTCTATCATTGGGTAAGACAAAGGGTGTTTTGCTTATGATAAAAACAACCTTACCATCAATAATACCTTTGATAATTGGATGAGGGTCGCCTTGATCATCATCAACGCTAGTACTCTTAAGCTCAGTAGTTTGTGCATTTTGTACAGCCTGTGGCCCAATAAGCACAAAATTATCATCACCAGAACAGCTATATAGCTGGTTTGTATCAGTGTTATACCAAAAATCGCCCACTGATAGCCCGCTTGGTTTTAAGCCGCCTATTTCGGTGCCGCCTGCACTTTTGAATTTATTGCCATCAAAAAACTTTAATTTTTTAACACGAGTATCGTACCAAATTTGACCTGTGATTTTTCTAGGTGGTTCAGTGCCACTGGCAAAATTTTCTAAAAGATGGACTAGATTTTCATTTTGAACTTCGCCATATCCAGCATAATTTCTTCCAATTAGACTAATGTCTAATGTGTTATCCACAGTGCCGTCTTCTACAACAGCTACCAGTGTACCATCATATTTGTTAATATTATATGGCATTCCCTAAACCCCTTTAGAATATTTATCAAAATCAAGCATTATCGTAAACCCACCCTCTGGTTGCTCCAGTATATACTAAATTGAAAGCACGACCTGGAGTGGTAATATTAATATCATCAGTAGAAGCATTAATTAAATTACCATTTCTTCTAATAAACAACTGCGCTCCTACGCTGATTCCAGTTTGATCAATGAATCGAATTTCATCGCCCACAGTTGGAGTTAATGGCAGTGTTATTTGAATGTTATTATTAAACCTAACTGTGTCTATTAATAAGCGATCCCCGGTCTTTGCCTCATAGTTAGCTCTAATCACTTTCCAAGCAAGAGTTAAATTACCAGGAACATTAACAACTGTGGCATTATTACCAATATTAACAGTATCAACTTGAACACCTGTGCCACTACCGTCATCAACAAAAAGATTTGCCGTACTGACTAATGATTTGACCTGACCTTGATCCAGTATGAAATCTTCTTGAACTTCAGCATTCCAAAGCACAGCAGTATTATTAGTAGGACCGTAGATTCTACCAGTGAGGTATATATCCCCAGTTACTCCCAATGCACGTGATGGCCCGTATGTTCTTACCAGTTCAGAAGCAGTGACTACGTGTTTATTATCTGCAAACATTAATCCCGACCCGCCAATATTATTGGAATTAGGATCAAGTTTTGGCATAATTATGTTGTTATTAACAGTTAAATTATGTTGAACAGTGACCATGCCACCTTCTTGTAGGTTAGCAAGATCTTCAATACGACCTATTCTAATTTGACTGGCTACAGAGCCAATTTTTAAGTCAGTTACATATGTTGGGAACAAATCAAACTCAGTGGTAAATTGACCTACTGCAATTGTGCCTTTACTGTTGACACCACGACCATTAATTGTAATACTACCATTGATTTCTAAATTATTCTTAATTAAGGTTTGCCCAAAGGTATTGCCCATTTCAATGTTAAATGCAGCACCACCAATGGCCAATGAAGTAACGTTTTGGTTGAATATACTGGCTGTTCTTGTGTCGTCAGCAGAGCGTATGTCAGCAGATGATCCTCCAGTTAAGGATCTGCCTTCAATTACAATGTCGCCATCAAAATATGCTGAGGCATTGCGAACACGCATTTGACCAGTGGTTGCACCAATAACTATGTTGTCAGCTTTGCCACCTAAATATATGTTTTTAGTTTTAGTATCAAAAACATACATAGTTTCTGTTTTAGCTTTTAAGTAGGCTGGAGTACTATCATCATAGCCTATGAATACTTGACCAACAACGTTCAAATCATTATTAACATAGGTATCCCCTGTTACAGAACCTATAGTAATAAAAGTAGCTTCCCCACCAAAATATATGTTTTGTACAGTATCTGGTAAAAAGTTAAAATATAATCCTGCTGGATTTGATGTGGTAATTTCAGCAGTTCCTGCCACATCAAAAATTAATTTTTTCTGTAAAATTAAGTCTTGTTTAGCCAATGTGTCGGCAGCAAATTCAATAGAACTATTAGCATCTAAAATTAAATTACCTGAGGTAGATCTAACAGTATTGCCTTTAATTAAAACGTTGGTAGATTGAATCTCGTTAGAAACAGTAAGACGATTCTGTATATCTACATCGTTTTTAAATTTAGATATACCAGTAGCACTACCAATGTTTATGGTATTAGTAACAGCACCTAAATTAATTGTTTTAACTGTGGTGTTAAGAAGATTAAAATTGGTCAGCGTGGTATTTAAACTGCCGCCATCAATATTGACGTTTTGAGTTACGCTTAAATTATTATTGATTGTAGTTGTGCCAGTGTCAGCACCAATATTAACTTCTGTAGCAGCACCAGCTAAATTTACTGTGGTTGCTGTGGTATTGACAATGTCGATAGAACTGCTATTAGTTACAATATTGTTGCGGAAATTAGCATCACCAGCAACATCAAATGTGCTTACTGGGTTTGAATTATAAATGCCCACTCTGCTTCTGGTTGCATCAATATAGATTGCATTCCTAGATCCAGAATTATTTTTTACGTTTAACGCCAAGTCTGAATTTTGAATATTACTTTTAAGCGTGGTTAGATTGGATGCTAACTCAAATGTTAAATTATTAGATGCGCCCAAAGTCAACGGTGCATTACTGACAATGGTCAATGAGCCGTTAATAAAACTATTACCAGTTGTCTGAACAAAGTTACTGACATTAATGATATTACCAAATGCATCAATTAGGTTTTGCGCACTTAATGCTGTACCATAAAACCCAAATCCTGTAATTGCCGGGGTAAATCCTTTTCTAATAACTCCGGTTATGCCTTCGTTTTGTAAAATGCGTCCGGTTGAGGTTAGATAGTTTGGAGTAAATGTGTCTTTACTGAATACACCTAAGAGAGCATCACCAATTTTTAATTTGATTAAAGTTTTTGTTACACCACCAACATCAGTTATGTTAATAATTTCGTTACCAGAAACACCTTGTTGTGCTGTGTAAATAGGCCCTGCTAGTCTTGTACCTTGACCATCATTAAAATACAACTGTCTTCTTAAACTGTCAATCCAGATATCACCAGGACTTAAAGTAGGCTCAACGCTGCTGACCTGTGGTCTATTTGGTTCTTTAAAGATACTACCATTAAAAATTCTAATTTTTTCTTCACTGGTATCATACCATATCTGCCCTTTAATGGGAGCTTTTGGCGCAGTTGTGCTGGCAAAGTTTTCCAATAATTTAATAAAATTTTGATTAAATTCTAAGCCATAATTGTTAGTGCTTTTGCCTACCAGTGTTAAGTCAGTAGATATTTTATCTACACTGTTGTCTAAGATATCAGCTAATACACTTCCGTCAGTTTTAATTATAGTATATGGCATTATGCAAACCTACCAGTAAAAATTATAAATTTAAGTTTGTCTATGGGACTACTATTGCTGAGATTAGGCAATTTAAATACTGGAATACCGTCTCGAATAGTTTCGTTGTCTGCCGTATATTCATGACCTATTGTTGAAAACAAATCTGAATACAAACTTTGCGGCAATGCTGTGCCATCACAAATTAAATAACCAGGTGGAATGGCAGCAGTTGGTTTGCCAGCCCAAATTGTTATTGTGCCTATTGGTACTAATGGTAAAGAATTAAGTAAGCTATTTTTAGAAATTTTAGTTAACTGCCTACTACCATTTGATTCCCTACTAACTAAAAATAAATCAGTGCTAATTAAACTGGTTATTTCAGGTTTGTTATAGATAGCATTGGAAGTTAATGAAATTGATATATCAGATTGTGGGCCTGTATTCAGTAAGAAACCATTATCATTTGGATTAGGGTTGGCTAATTGGACATCACCTGAAAATTTAATATTGATGTCTGAGGTTAATGATTGCGCTGATCCTGTAATATTGCCATCTAAATTACCTTTGACATTTGCATAAATTTGTACATAGTTATTAAGATCGCCTATTTGATTGGCCCAAACATTGCTCCATTTATTTGTACTAGTTCCTAGCGTATTAGTAATAGTTTTTGGCAAAACATTTGCCATTGTACTGGTTTCTTCAACAAAAAGATTGTTACCAATAAACAGTGACTTTTTAACTTTTACACCACCTTCCGTATATATGCTTGGATAATTAGGTGCTATAGAATCACTGTTGTTAGTGCCATTAATGATCAGTGATTCATTAGAGGTTATGCTGCCGTTTACATCTAAACTTTGGGTTGGCGCTGTATTGTTTATGCCCACTCTACCAGTTCTGGTGTTTACTAAACCAGAGTCTATGGTAAAAATAGTTTCTGCAAATAGTGATTTTTGAATTTTGAAATTTATTTTAGAACCAGTATTTTTATTAAAAAATACACTGGTTCCATTATCAACGCCCAAGCTTAATGATAAATCAGTGCCTATTACTAGCCCATTATCATTTCTAATATTAAATCCGTATTTTGTTACACTGACCTGATCAGATCTAAGAAAATTACTAGCATCAACAATTGTGTCACCTACAATCAGTGATTCTGCTTTTTCACTGATGCCCCAAAATTTAACACCCTTTGCATTAGTTTGAGGGATACTGGCGTTTAAATTTAGCCCTTGTTTAATTATGGGAAACCCTTGCTGAACTGCTTTGGGTGTAAATTCTCTGTCACTGACAATGGCCACTCTACTATTTTTAACATATAATCCCAATACTGGTCTTGTACTATTGTCAGCGGCATCTATGATTAAATCAACTTCAGCAGTGGTTTTTTCACCTTCGTTATATTTTGGACCAATCAATTGCCAAGGGAAACTGCCAACTCCTGTATAGATGTAAAGTTGTTTTCTAGTAGTATCAACATAAAAATCACCTAGATTAAATCCAGCAATGGGTCCTGTAGGAGCATTGGCTGATTTTTTTACAATGCCTAGTTGAACCCAAGTGGTGCCATCAAATACTCGTAATCCCCCGCCTAAATTATCATTTAATGAGTTGTACCAAAGTTGCCCTTTTACTGGTTTAGCTGGACCAGAGCTTATATCTGAATTGGAATTCTTAGCAGGACTAGAAAAATTTTCTAATAAATGTAGAAAGTTTTCACCAATAATCTGCGTGTATCCCGTGTAATTTCTACCTATAAAAGTTAGGCTGGTATCTGTATTTGTGCCTTGATCTGGCACTGTATATACATGGTCTAGAGCAGTATTAGTTATGGGGGTAGTATTTGCCATATTATGTTCCTAGACCAGTTAAACTTTGTATTCTAACTGTGTAATCTATTTGAATTAGACGGTTTAAACTTTTTTGTACTGGATGAAATACCACATGGGTTAGCAATCTACTTTGATTAGTGTCGCTATATGATTTTAATCCAAGCTCGTCAAACACATATTCTGATTCATTATTATTAGTATTATCAAATGCACTTTGGCCACTGGGCTCGCCATAATCCAAAAAGCAGGTGACAAACACATCTGTATAGTTTGTGCCAGTAACATGTCTAGTTTCTATGTAATTTCTTATGGGATCAATGTTAGTAATACTTCTATCATCGACCACTTTAGTATAAGTTGGGTTGTATAAATCAGCATTAATACCAGTAGAATTTGGAGTCAAGTACGTGATAATACCCGTAGGATCTACAGCAGTGCCACCGTTACCAAAGGCCATTTCGTAAATAAATCCCTTCCCTGAATTAGATATACTGTTGGCCAAGGCCACGCTCATATTTTCATAATGTATGGCATTGCGCTTATTGACGTATATTTCTTTGGAACTAGGGTCCCAAATTTTAATATGTCCTTCTATGTGAATTCCGCCAAAGTCTTTGTTTTGCATGATTATTTCTCTATCAAAATATTTATTTTATCCATTATTCAGTTTTTTAGGCTTAAATTTTAAAAAATATGCTATGCTATTGCTTGAATTAGCTATATCTTTGCCTAGATCGTTCCATAAGATCAATGTCTTTCTAACAACCTGTGTTTTAATTCCCGCCCTTGGTGTGCTATTTAAGTGTAACTGGGCTGTATTTTCATCAATTGTAAAATCTGCAGGGTAATTGACATCTCCCTCGGGGCTTTCTGGATGAATTCTTGCATCATGTAACACATATGGATTCTTTCTTTGTCTAACACCGCCCACAAACACCTCAATATTATCCTTACTGGGAATATAAGGCAATTTAGTATTTGGATCCCATTCCTGCACATCTGTTTTATCTTCATAAGGGATAGTTTCTGGCACGCCAATATCCAATACTTCTGTGCCTGTGCCATGTATATTTGGCACACCAGTGCCCCAAGTTCCCCTACGTAATTGACTGAGTTTATTTTGATTTTTAATAAAATATTCAATTCGCTCGCCATTAATATAAATTACTCCTGGCTGATTTAGAACAATATTTGGTTCATTCAATGCTGTTGGGTCACTAATTTCAATTTCTTTATCAGAAACTTTTAATTCTTTAGTCAAATAAGTTGTTCTATTTTTGCTTATTCTTTTATAATGTGATCTATTAAGAATATCTTTAAACTGCATGAATGAAATTGGATCTCTAGTAGTGTTAGATCCAAATGTCATCACTGAGAATCTATCCTGATCAGTTGGGATTACATTTAAAATTATTTCTGTTTTGTTTTCAGACAATACATAGTCTATATTAGGTATTAATAAAGTTTTATTTTTAATAACCCATACATAATTAGCATTAATTATTGGGGTATTTAAGGTCAATATACCGCCACTAACTCTAATAGCATCTAAATAAAAAACGCTATTTTGATAAGTTTCTACGTTGGCTTTAATTTTATAATCACTACGTTGAATATTTAATACGTCATGATTGTACATGGAGATAACTTCAATTTGAGTATTATCTGGGTAAGCTGTTTTAAATTCAATATAATTAGAGTCGCCATCTTTAGTTATGGCATAGTCTGAATATTTTACCAATGTAACTATAACTTTAGAATTTTCTGAGTAATAATTTGGTTTAATAATGACCTTTTGCGTAATTAGGTCTATGTTATATGCGTCACCTAATTGAACTTCATTGCTGTCAATATAGACTTTGTAATCCTCAATAATATTAAACACTTCTACGTCATTAACACCACCTTTGCCCAAGGGAATATCATAACTGTACACATTGTCTTTTAATATAAAAGAGAATGAATCAGTGGAAGTTAATATTTCATTACCAACTCTAACAATGGTATTTTGTGTTAGTGGTAAACTTTTCCCAACAGGATTGAACAAATTGTATCTTAAAGTAGTACCATCTGTAATAATTGTTTCTCTGCTCACTACGCTGGTAGCAATACTTGCTGTCTTTTTAAAAATTATATAATTTACTACCTGTCCTACACTAATTTCATCTACAAATTTAATGGCCAATTTATTTTTAAGTGAGTAAGTGTCATCAGTTTTGAATATGGTAAAGTTTACAATTTCACCAGAAACTAATACCATTAATTCTAAATCATCTCTCCAAGTAAAATCTAATACTAATTCTTTAGTGGCAGTTTCTATAATCTTATGATCAATTTCTAAAATATTATCTCCGTTAAATCCCACATTGATAATTGATATAATTTTTCCTTGAGCTGGGATACTAGTTAAACTGGCCGATAAATTATCAAAGTTCACAATGTAATCTAATTTTGGACGTAATATATCAGCCCCAACTTTGATAATCACTGCTGATTTATTATTAGGATATTGACTTATTTTATAACTAGTGGTTGCACCATCAGAGATATAATTGTCACAAGCAATATCTGCAGACTCGTTAATTAAGAAATCTGATACCTTAATGACCAGTGTATCTGCCACATGTCCTGGCAACATTTCTTCTGGGGCTGGACTGGTCAATGGGCTAATAAAACGATCGCCATCGATAATGATATCATCAGCGTTTAATCCTGAAGCAGTTATATAGGGAGTATTACCATTTTTTCCAAATTTACCACCTTCAATTAAGGCATCATAGATTCTAGTATCATCGTTGACTGTTCTAGGATCCCATAACTTTTCACCCCAAGGGTTATTTTCACTATCCCATTTTTCAGGTGGATCAAAGTTTATGCCCACAATGCTAACTCCGCCGTAGTCAATGCCTGTCATTAATTGGGCAAAGTCACGACCTATCATACCACTTTCTGGATTATAGTAATAAGTAATTCTATCTAAGGCCTTTAAATGATTAAAATCTTTTGTATAATTAACTGTTATAATGGAGCCATTTACCGGAGGGGTATCAAAAACTATTTGTCCATAATGCACAGTATGACTGGCATCCCCGCTTAGTTTGCTAGTTTTTACCAAAGAATATTCATCTGATATAACGTCCACAGTGATCATATTAATTTCTTTTGTCACTGAAGTTCGACCTTTTTCAGTATTTGGACTATAGATAAGATCGTATGCGATAGTGGCACCATCACCTAAGAAAGTTTCAGTTTTAGTCAAAGGCAGTATATTTTCTATTGGTTCCTTGGCATATCGATCAAATTTTAATGCCATAGTATTAGACCTAACTAGATCATTTTTTATTACTGCTGTTGCTCTAGCTGGTACTCCGCCAACATCTAGATGACCTTTTATAACAATGGTAGGTGCTGTATAATATCCAGATCCTTCATTTAGAACTTGGATGGCAATGACCTGCCCCTTGGCAATAAATGCTCTAGCTGTTGCTGGTACTACACAATTGCCCACAATTTCAACCAATGGTCTAGAAAGATATCCGCTGCCTCCGTCATAAACTTTGATTTCTTTAACAGAAAAACTGGCATTTTCTCGCCATAAGCGCCAAGGGTAAGTATCAACTACATTGTCAAAATAGGATAATTGATCAGATGCTCTTGTTTGAATAGCTGTTAATTGAGTTTGAGAAACATATGATGGTAAATCAAAGTCAGTAACTAAACTTTGTGTGTTTTCCATGTTATTATATACGCTGACAAATTCTCTTATTTTAGTACGATATGGTTTGACTTCAGCAATGTAATTTTCAAAATCTTCCAAATTGTCATTGTTGTATGTTACTTTTTGACGTAATTCACCTACATTATGTAATGCTTTGACAAAACTAGTTTTAAAAACCCAATCTACAAATGGTTGCTCTGATAGAGCATACTTGATACTTAAAAAGAAAAGATTCAAGTAAAGTATTCTACGATTATCTATTAAGATTTTATCTTTGAGTGTGTTTAAAATAATTCTTAATTCAATACTTCCTGAATTATCAAATTTATTAATGTCATACAAACTGCTGTCGTAGCCAAGTTTATTATATTTAAAATTATAAAATTTATCGCTTAATTGTAATGTTCCATTTTGACGACCTATTACTTGAAAACTTTGAGTATAATCTATTGATTCTACATCGGCATATTTTTTCAATAATAGCCATCCTGCACTGCCTACATTTTTAACTTTGACAATTTGACCTATTTTATAGATATTTGTAAACAATTGATAAGTGCTATCTACTACATAATCTATCTTGGTAAATTGATTATATCTATCTTCGTACCAATCAATATAGTTCCAAAATCCAGTAACATCGTATTCTTGAATTTTAATTTTACTCCAAGTATTGTTACTATAGGTATAAATGCACCAACTTCCAAATATTGTACTATCACTGCGTACTAAGACTGTTAGATTTCTTATTGAAATTGCAGTGTTTGAAATATCATAGCCTTCGCCCTGTGACAGCACGGTGACGCTGCTTATTCCGCCTGTGGCATTTAACTTTGCTTGGACTTTGGCATTTAGTCCAGGACCCACAATGATTATTGGTGGAGCATATTGATAGCCGTATCCACTGTCCAATATACTCACCGACATAACTTTGCCGTTTTCAATGTTCAAAGAAAGACTGGCTTTTTTAAATGAATCAACATTGATAAAACGCAATTCTTTTTCAGTATCAATTACATAATCATATAATCCAAACACTTCAATAGGAGCTTGATCTTTCTTTAGTAAATCAGTTAAGTCTATATTATCTATTTGTATTTTTTTGAATTCGCTATTAAATCTTTCAACAACTTGTTTAATTGCTTCTAATCTATTGACAAATATACTTTGTCTTGGCTTAAATTCTATGCCGTATCTTTGTTTTGGGGACAATGAAATATCAGGTACCATCTTGCCATTTTCATCAAACCCTACAAGACTATCAATCCATTTTCTTTCAATTTGTTTAGGTATTTCAGTTTTTTCATTTTCACTGATAATTTTCCATTCACTGTGTATGTTTGCATTATGATCAATATTTGGCAACCAATATTGAATAGATAGCACCACATCCTTAGACGTTAACAAGGGTTTAATATTGGTTAGACTAAAGGAATTAGTATTGGTAAATTCAATATATTTTAATCCCTGTCCTTTGGGATTACTAATAATGTTTGCAATTTCCAAAGCTGAATTTAATCTGCTAGTTGAATTAGGCAGTGTTGCTTTGTTTTTTACCCAAAAGTAATATAAAAAAGTAAATTGTTTAGATATTGAATCGTATTTTCTTTTTACGCTGTATACTGAATTGCCATATAATGTAGTTCCAGTAATATCCTGCGCTATTCCATCAGTGGTACTTGCTATTTCGTCCCAATCTGATGGCAGTAATTTAGACTCGACCCATTCATAAACGTCAATACTACCTGAATCATATAAGGTATTCCAAGTAGAATTTTTATAAGTTATATCACCTATGTGTGCATCTAAAAATTTAGCTCTGCGTAGATCCCACCATAGTGTACCAACTTCTTGATCCAACCATGACATACCATCATCCACGTTTATGTCCACTGCGGCATCTAATGCTTTGTAAGTATATGTCGCAGGATCATAGTAAGTTTTATATTTGATTTGCTCTTCAGCTTTGCCAGGTATTTTACCTTGATTTATATCTACAATATCTAGATAGGCCAATAATTCGTTAGAACGTCTATTATATAAAAATATCTTTTTAAATAAACTTAGATCAATTTTTGCACTTTCTTTTTCAACAATTTTCCAACTATAACCAGTTCTATAATGAGTATATACAGCGCCACTTCTATAATCGTTTTGTGTATTTGGTGCCGAAACTATGATGTCATTGTCAGCAGCAGCAACATGATATCCATATTCATTAGATCCATCAGTTTCTACTCTCAACGACTCCGCATATATAAATTTATTTTCATATCTATCATATACATCAACACGACCAGAATCAAGATGAATTATCCTAGTACTATCATCATAATTTAGTGTGCTGTCATCATAATTTACTGTGCTGTCTCCGTAATTTGATGTACTATCATCATAATTGAATAATGCATTTTTAGAACTATTTCCGTACTTACTATGAACAACTAAGGTTTTTTCATCATTAACAAATTTAATATAGGTACCAAATTGTTCATCAGGATCAAGTTCACTATTTCTATCAGTTAATGTTTGATAAGGCAGATAATTTTTATAAATGCATACCGCCTGTTTTTGTGTGGTATTTTTTAAGACACCAGTCACTGCCAAATAAGTTGCATTTTCTGACAATGAAACAGCTAACCCAAACTCTTTATAGCCTGCTACATTTGTTATTTCATGAATTTTAGTAAATGTTTCGCCATGTATTGAATCATTAGTTCTTTGAAAAATTAAAACTGTATCTTGATCATTGTATGATGCAGATAAAGCCAATGTGTTGGCAGTTTTATCAATGTCAAATTCATAGCCAAATGGCTGATCATTATAATTTACATCACTAGAGTGAATGCTGGTTATAAACTGCCAAGCTGAACTATCTTCAAAGTTTTTAAAATAATAGATCATGCCAAACTTGTTTTCATCAACACTACTAACTGTTAATGAATATGTTTGATCATAGGCAAATTTTATTTTATGTCCAAAATGTGAGTCTTGATGCAGTTCTGGGTTAGTCAATGTTTCCTTAGGAACATATTTGTAATTGATATTGTCTAAAGAATACAGTTTAACAACGCCATTGCCGTCACTAGTGGTGCCACCAATAGCCAACCAAAATCCGTCATCACTAAATGCTAAACTAAGTCCAAATTGATCTAAATTTGAGTTTATGATTTGAAATAGTGCCCAATCTGATATGACAGATGGCTTATAATATATAAAAACTTGATTAGTAGATTTTGTAATTGCTAGATAACTTGATGATTTACTAACAGTTACGACTTCACCAAATCTACTGCCATTAGCAAGATTTAATCTAAAAATTTTGTTTATATCATAAGCTGGATTGTTTGCCCAAATAGCATATTTGTTATCTACTGAACGATTAATCCAAGCTAATTCATTTTCTTTAAGAAAATTTGGTACTACTAAATCATCTATGGTATTAAATCTTTGTTTAGTTAATTTAAATAATTTAATAGAAGCTAACGGATTTACTGACGGAGGAGGACTGTAACTTTTTAAAGTTGTTGAAACAGTGACGATATTAAGATCAATGGCCGTGATATTACAAAATATATTCAGTGGTTCGTAATCGTTTTTTATGCCAATTAACTCGCCTACCGTAAAATTAGGTAATTGATCTAAGGCTAATATTAAATTACCTGTATCAAACGTTATGGAAGTAACTGCGTATAGCATATGACTAAATCTATGCACGTTCCAGTCATCATTAAATTCATTTAATATAGGTTCAAATGCTGTCCAAATGTAATCGCCTGAAGTAAAATTAACTGTACTGACTGTTAATAAATCTTCTAATTTATCTGTATGAACTGCAACTTGATCATATTTGACAAATCCAGGTGTACGTAAAAATGGTTTAAAATTATTATTGACTACCCAAAGATCATTTTCATAATTTTTAGGTGTTAGATAAATGTCCTTTTTGGTTTGTCTAATTACAAAGTCTAGTTTACTATTATCAATAGTAGAAACTAACTCAACTGCTTGTGGATTAATTTTAAATAGACTTTCATCTAACACAAATTCTACTTCATCAAATGCATCTTTACCGCCGTATTGCCCTACTCTTATGCCCCATTCTTCAATAAAGTCTATACTATCTTTGTCATCTGCACTTAGTACATCAAAAAGTTTGTTTAAAGAATTTACAGTGCCTTTATCTTGAATCATTCCTTGATAAAATTTAAATTCACTTACGTCATTTTTAATAATATTTTCTAAGTATTGGCGCTTTTGATAGCCAATTAAATGTTGAGCCATTTTTTGTTGACCAACATCAAAATTGTCACTGTCTAAATCATAAAAATCTGTAAACTGTAAAGCTTTGTAATCCCAATTAGGCAATAGTTCACTAGATGGCTTTTTATCTAATCTGATCCAATTGTCTTTGTTAAAAGTTTCTGTGCCTGGTAAAAAAGCATTTGAGCTATAATAAAATTCTTTATATTTGACAACATCCCCAAGATGATAATCTGTCCAAGGTGCCCAATCATCTATAATAGCTTGGTCGTAGATAAAACCAGGAGCATCTAAACTACCATCCCAATTAATTGTTTTATAACCTGCAACTTGAATTTTTTCTTGTCTATACCCTGTTTCTGGGTTGTAAATTAAATCATTAAATTGAGTAACATTATCAATTAATAAAACGTGTTCTTTTTGTACTAGATATACGGCAGCACCATATATTCCCAAAGTTTCATTTTTAGGTCTAAGTGTAAAAACACCTTCATATCTAAGATAATTTAATAAATCTGGATCATATTTTTGACCATCTGCTGAAAATATTTCGTAATTATGTTGTTCTCTAAGATCATTTACAGTGTTGTATTCTATTTTTAAATCTAGTTGTAATGCTGCTGGACTTAAACTAATTGCTGCTGCACCATCTGAATTTAGATTTTCTAATTTATAAAAATTTGCAACATTAAAGACATCACTGGGCTGTTGATCTTGTCTTGATCTATAGTATTCACCGTTATAAAATACAATCTCGCCAAGCTTATATGATTTAGTTTCGACCCAATCTGTATAATTATCAGCACCAGAACTCCAATTTTGTGTGGTCCAAAATAAGAATTCTTTCACACTAACTTCCCAACTGGCAACACTTCTTAACTCTGGATTAAAATTATCAAAACTAAATCCTTGATCTTTTAAGTATTCGCCATGGCCTAGTAAAAAGTCAACTACTTCCTGTATGCTGTTTACCACAGTGCCATAATTTAATATTATGGGATCTCTTTCCCATTTCTTTCTTAAATTGGCTGTTACTCCGCCAACTAATGGCAACGCTGGAATTTTTTGTAATAAATCATAACTGGGATTATCCTGACTGGTATGACTAATTTTAACTCTATAATAATATCTGTCAATTAACAATATATTACCAACTAAGTACTGCTGATTTGGTGACCACTCAATATAACTTTCACTAATACCGCCTACATTAATATTAATTCCAGATTGAGTCCAAGCATAATAATAAAAATACGGATTAGTTTGGTTATAACCTTTGATAGAATACCCAATACCACGTTTAGTTTTAATTTTGGTTATAATTACGCCACTATATGATAATTTTTTAGTTGGGCTACTAACATTTAAAAATATTTTATAATTTTCATTTGGTACAAAAACTCCAGACTTAGCTGCTGAATTTTTGCTATCTAATATGAGTTGATATTTTTCTTTGCTGGTAAACCCTGCTAACCTATGACTTAATTTATTGTTAATTAATTTTAAATCACTTTTATATGTGTCTAAAAAGCCACTATTATCACCTTGTAAATAATCAGCAACATAGTTAACTAGCCCAGAAGTAAACACTCTAACGGTGTCATTTACATTATTTGGCAATTTAAGATCAGCTAAACGCAATCTCAAATTTGTATCCTTATACACTAATTGATTATTTCTATTTCTAATTATTCTAGATCTGTCCAAATAGCTGCCCAATACACGATTTGGCTGCATTAGAATCATGGTAATTAGCAAACTAAATGGATAATAACTGCTACGTCTCCATGCTGTTTCTACTGGTCCTTGATCACCAAATACATAATTTGAATTGCCATTAGTGTCAAATATGCCCTGTGTTAAATTGGCCACAATTGGATTTACCAAATTGCCTAATTCATCAACAGGTGCAATGTCCAATACTGATCTGGCAAATTTACTATTTCTATTAACTGGTTTGCTTGGTTCTTTAATGACGCCATCACGTAGATCCTGCCATAATATTAAGTTATTAGATGTGTATGGTGCTGGGCCATAAGTGTCTTCCCACCATTTTGGCTTAATACTAAAGCCCAAACTTTCCCAAGGTGTTAAATGTATACGATCAGTGTCAAAATAAAATTTATAAATGCCACGCCAAAATGCTGGCACATTGTTTCCATCTATGCCAACTGCTTCACTATAGTTAAATGTAAACGGATTTGAAGCATCATAAACTAAAGATTGTGTAAAATCTTTATCAATTAAGCCAGTCCATTTAAAAAAGTTAGGTGCTAATATTTCATTAAATTCATCTAAAGAATATTCAGTTGTTCTATTAGCTCCTGGTATAAAATCATATATGTCTAATATAGTTGTATCATAGTGAATTTTGATGTTATTAAAAATTCTTTTTTCTAATTCTAATATTACATCATCTCTATAATCATTGTAGGCCAATATTACACTGCCATCATGACCTTGTATCAAATATTTTGGTTCAAGTAATGTAGTATCTAAATATTTTTGAGGTTCAAATTTGGGATACAATCCCAAAGTAGTTGGTGTTGGTGGGATAAAACACCCATCTGTACTTTCATATTCATAAACAGTTAAGATGTCATTTTCTTTAATAGGGGTCAATACCTCAATAAATCCGTCAAACCCAAATATATAATCTCGTTCGTGTATTAATTGAACAGTGTTTAAGTAAACATTTACAGCTTTATGACTCAGTGTGTCCAGTGTAAATGGTACGGAAAGCGGGTATTTGACTACTCTATAATCCTGTACGGTAAAATCAGTTTGTTTACATGCCCCATATCCTAATACATCACTAAAATAATAGGGTGCTGTTTTAGGATTTCCTTGATTAATATCAAATAGTATTTGATCCACTGACTCCTTAACTGATATATCATTTGATAGTTCAGTTAGATGATTAATAAAGTTTCTTTTAAATTTTCCATAATCATCTCTAGATTTTTCTAATGCATTTATAACATTGGCAGTTTTATTTGTCAAATGATAAAGTGAAGCATTAATACTGCCACTATGCTGTACAAATTTTAAGCCATAAGAACTAACATCTGAAAGATCTCTAAGATTGCTTACTCCTGGATATGCTCCAACAAATGTGTCAAGATTATCTATTATGGAATCTACATGATCAATTACTTCACCTAGAGTAAAATCATTAATATTATTGTTTAGTGGATTATTTTGAAAATTAATTGGGAAATCATATTTCCCATTGTTATTTTTACACTGTTTACTATAACATTTTAATGTGACTATGTCTGCATCAGTTACATCCTTAGCCAACACAACTGTTTTATAGACAATGTCATCGTTAATATGAAATAAATTCTTATCTAATCTTTTGCCATTTATATAAACTTTTACCAAAAGATCATCAAGATTATTAATATCATCATAAACATCTACGGGAAAATTATTATATAAATTAGAATTTTTATAAATTCTTATTATGGGCTGAACATTTTTTAATTTGTTAACTGTCCAACCATTAAGATATTCGCTGCCTAATTTATTATTCTTTTTAAGAAATTTGTTATCAGTTTTTTCTGTTATTACTTCAGACTGAATCTTATAAGAAAAAGAATTTTGTAATAGGTCAAAATTAAAAAGAATATCGCCTACATTGTTTATATTCTTATAACTTAGAGCAAATTTCAATTCAGAATCTGCTGTGCCAGTGCCTATCTTATAGGAAAAAATCTTATTTCCTAAAAAAGTTGAGCCATCATATTTGCTGGAATCACCTAAATTAACGCCATCCTCATCAAATAGGTCAAATAAAGGTTGTTGATTTTGAGCTGATTTTGTCTGACCAAGAATCCATTTTGTGCCATTATACCATAACATTTGTGCTGTATACTTTGCACCAGTTTTAACTAATACTACATCATTTAAATTTGGCAGTGTGTCAGGCTCTTCCTCTAAATGGATCCTTCTAACACCAATACTGCTATTGTTATCATGTGTGGTGATAAAGTTTACTCGATATATTTTACCATCAACTAAGGGATCATTGTCACCTGTAAATAATATTCTATGCCCGTCAAGTAAGGATACACCGTCAATATTATAACCTAAAGAACCTTCTATAATAGAAAAAACATCACCAGTAAAATCATCAACTAGATCAATATCTTGTTTGGGAATTGTACCAAAATTATAAAGTTTAATATTTGCATTAAATTCTATAATTGGACGTTTGGCTCGCTGCGCTTGATCAAATACTGGCTGCTGCCCAAGTTCAATGGCAGTTTTTTCTATAATAGATTCATGAAACCAACGATTATATCTACTCCAAGGGTTTCTATCTGAACTGGCTCTATTAATTGAAATATAATCTTTGACTAGTGGCGCATACTTAACATCATTATAGGCTAATTTATCATAGCCAGTGTCGTCAAAAGTTACCTCATAATCTTTGGTATAAGGTGCAATAATTTCTAATTGTTTTTCAGGTATAAGTTGAATCTTTTCACCCACACCTTCTACATAAAAGTCGCCCTCACTGTATAAACTAGGAGTTACCCTGCCTCTAAAATTAACTTTCATGCCATTGCTTAGACTTAATCCGCTGGCCAGTGTGTATGTTTTTTTATTAAGTATTTCGTTCTCAACATCAATAGCTGTGTTTTCTTTAATGTCAAAAACTTTAATAATGCCCGATGTATCTGGTGTATTTTCACTAACATAGTACAGTACATCTGCACATTCTAATGGCACAGTAAAAGTTATTACACCATTTTCTACAGCAAAATTATCTACCCCCTCTATGAATCTATATGCTTCACCAGTTTGTCTTTGAGTTTTAATACTAAAAGGTTCATTAACACAATCAATTTCAAAACGATATGTCTGCCCACGATACAAAGTCAATGAAGGATTTCTAGTTAATCCATCTGGTGTAAAAAGATATGCTCTATTATCGCCCTCATCGGATAATGTGACTTTTAAAGTGCTAGATATTTTTTGTTGCTGTCCAGGTATTGTTATGGCATCTGGTCCAAAAGGTAACCAATAATAGTGTGCAAAGTTTACTATTTTGTCCCAATCTATATGTGGTTCCCAACTATAAAATTCCTGTTGATTAACTCTTTCATGATTACTAGGCTTGCCGCCTAATACTGTTAATGTATTAACGTAGTCCAAATAATCCTTATAAAAATTCACATTGCCCAAGGTATCTTCAATGACCAAACTTGGCTCAAGTTGATAATCTGCTCTATCTTTTACAGGTTCATTTAAGAAAATATCATTGGCTGTTGTGGCTTTGGAATTTTCTCTACCTATGTGTCCATTAAGACGGCGCACAGTACCAGTTTGTATAAGTTGATTAATTGTACCAGAAATAAACTTTTTATTGCTGTCAGTTCTATAAAATCTAGGTAGAAGATTTTCAGCTTTTCTTCTTTGATTGGGATCAATTGGGGGTGTATTTTCTAATTGATTATCGTTCATCAATAGCCCCCACTACTGGATATGTTTTGTTGTGATACAACTGTATTAGATACGCTTATGGCGCCATCAGCTGATATGTTACTGGCTGTTATGGCCGAGATCACTTCGATGTCATCAGTGGTAGCGCCATTAATAAAAATCTGATCACTCTCTGCTTTAATTTCAAATAAACTACCAAAATGCAAGTCTGGTTGTCTAGGCACTATGACAATATTAACTAGATAAGGAGTAGTTCTATTCATAACATATGTGACTAGTTCACTGAAATAAAAGCTATCACCAAAATCCCAATTGTCCACAGCAAAGAATTCATTTATAGCAGACAATACATTAGTTCGTATTTCATTGTCACTGATTATTTGCTCAGTGTTTTTAATAACCTTAAAACTAGCTCTAAGATTTGGGCTAGCAGTGTTGCCAAATAATACCTTGTATCTTACTGGATGATAGATAACTTCATCACTCATGGCTTTGATAGCATTTAATTCCGTGGACAAAGTCAAACTTAACTGGTCAGAGCTTAACGGTAAAGGCTCCGTATCTAATTTACCAATCAGCCATCTTCTAAAATCCAAATCATATTGTTTGGTCAATATGTAAAGATCAACAATATTAATTTGACCAGGGTCTATTCTAGATTCATAATCTGCACTGTGTGTATATTGGAATTTTAAATTAGATCTGCCTTGAAAAACTTTATAATCTAAACTGGCAATAAATCGTCCTTTGGTGGCATTCCATTGCTGCACGGTATTAGTGTCTATAAAATAATAGTATTGATCGGCAACTTTATCTATCACTGATCCAATATTAGGCTTAATTTCTACAATATTTTTATTGCCAATTTTATTAGAAACATATCTATAGTCTGTTTGCCCGTTGCTTATTTCGTATTTTTCTAAAATTATGTATCTTGATGTGTCAGTGCTAGGGTCCACAATAATGTCAAAAATATTAGGATCATCAACAACGCCATCATCATTACTGTCATTAAAAGTTATTTCTATTTTTTTAGTATCCACATAACCATCCACGCCTAAAAATTCTTTATGTATTTCCCAATCTAAATTATAGGTAAAGGGAGTTATTTGATTTAAACTAGCAGGATTTGTATTAATGTTTAATACTTTTATTTGATCTTTGATAATTAAGTTGCTTCTACTATCATAAATTTTATTATTGCTGTCATAATAAAAACGAATTTGCTTGTCACTTTCAAAAATATATTTTAATTTTCTAGCTGTAACTGTGTAATACTCTGTGTCAGTGCTGAATAATAACAGCCAACTACTGTCTAATTTTTGATTGCTATCGTCACCAGTTTTGCCAATGTTAAAATTATCAATAATATTAAGATTACTTTCAAATACTATTTTCCAATTTTTAGATATTAAATCATATCTCAAACCAAATGGCTTATTGGCAAAAACCAAATCAATAATGTTTGTGATAGTGGCAGTGTCTAGAGTAGTTCTCCATCTAGGTATGATGTTTACTAATCGAGCAGTAGATGGAATTTGAACGTTTAGAGTAATTGCTCCGTTGCCGTTGGCCAATATGCCTGTTGGGCTATCAGTATTACTGCCTAGGCCATTGTTAGTAACACTTACCACTTTGGCCCAAATGTATGTTGATCCACCAATTGGGATACCAGTTTGAGGGATACTTACAAAGGCATTTTCATTTGATCTATCAAAATAAAATCCAGATTTGGCTTGGAATTTGATTAACGCACCTGGTTCTATATTTTTTAAATCATTATTAGTTGTGCCGATTACTATTTGAGTGGGGTCTTTAAAATATCCAGTACATTGATTAGTGTCTTGAGTTACTTGATTCCAACTTAAATTATTATATATTACTACCGTTTTACCATAATTGTCGTAGTAAAAATTACGAAGGTTTGTATCTTTAATAAAATTAAAAACTTGATTATAAATTACACCTTCAATGTCTGTTTTATTCGTATAATTAAATCTAAAACTGTCCTCATATAATTGCTTATAAAGTACACCATCGTCACCAAATAAATTTGTACTGCTATATTTGCCAGTTGGGTCATTTAGGTCAAAATATCTACTAATGCCACTGCTAGATCTATTAATGGCTTTGATTTTTATTATTTCTTGACTGACACTTAATGGGCTAATATTGTAATCTTCTGCTGTAATCATACGATTTTGCGTATAATATGTGGCAGGTGCATTAATTTTTATTTCCTCATTGGTTTCAAACGGGGCGCTGTTGTTTACGCTGGTTTGAAGTCCCATGGTTATAGTTAACACTTGACTTTGACCAGTATTAGAAACATATTGAATATCTACCACAACATTTTTAATATCTTTAGGATTAATAGTGTATCTAAGACCATTACTGACTCGATAATAAATTCTAAAGTTGCCCAGCGGCAATGTGCCAAATGTGCCGTCACTAAAAGCTACACTAACTCTATCATTGGTCCTAGTGATAACTGAATAGATATTTCTAATATTTTTCTTTAAGCTATTATATATTACATTATTGCCTTCAAAACTAGGCACCTTAGCCCAGTATTCTGATTCGACACCGTTGGCATTTAATTTATATAACCAAACATCTGTGTTATTGATTCCATCAGAATCAATATCTATAATTTCATTTGTACTAGGGTTGCTGATTGAAAATGTACCAGTATTCAAACTGCCCTGTCTAAAATGTGCAAAAAATCCAGAACTAGGACTGGCTGCTCCTCTACCATCATCTCTATAAAGAAATGCTAGACTTTTGCCTGCTTGAGGAGGATCTTCTGCGATCTCGTTGCCATTTTCTATGACAGTACTGACTACTTCAAAGTTCATGGTCCTGCCATCCACAACCTTTTTAAATGTATAAACAGGAATCACTGTGTTTACAGTTTGCAATCTATATTGTTCTGTAGGTATATTATAAATTACTGCTTTATTATCTGGGTTACCAAATTGACTATTTGCTGGCAGTGCTGCATTTATTACTTTGATAAATTGTTCGTACCAATTGCTATTGGCATTGTCATTCCATACTATTTCTTGACCACGTAAATTTCTTCCATTACTGTCAATAATATCCTGTGAGGTTTGAACACTTTGAAATTTCAGTAAGCCGTTAGCTGCCAAACGTCGTTTGGCATTGTACCCAATAGTTCTTGATAATCTCAGTACACTTTCTCTACGTTCAGCTAATTCTAAAAAGTTATCACGAGCATTTAGGTCTACTCTAAAAGCAATACTTTGACCTAAAAAAGCAATCATATCTATTAAGGCTAGATATTCACTGCTTTCAATATAATCATTAAAGTCTTCTGGGTAGTTTTCTCTTAGATAGTCCACCATGACTCTACGAAGATTTTCAAAGTCATAACTCTTAAAGTCCGCATTGCGATAACTTTGATAGATTTTTTTCCAATCTTCTGATACTAGTAATCTATTTTGTCTATTGGTCGATGACATTGACTATCCTTGTTCTTGATATTTATAGTAGATAATAAACTGCTAGTTTAACCGATTAATCCATTAGCTTGATCAAATCTAAATCTCAATGATTCAGATATGTTATAGGGCAAATAAGTCAAGTCACATTCAATTTGAATGCCATTTTCATAAGCTGTGACAATTATGTCATTGGCTATGACTCTAGGTTCATAATTAATAATATCCTGTACATTTTGTGCTATCAGTGCTTGTAAATCTTCAGTTAATGGTTCAAAAATCACATCCCAAATTATAGTACCAAACTCAGGATTCATTAGTCTCTCGCCCTGTCTAACATGAAAATGATTGATAATATCCTGTTTAATTAGGGCCAAATCATACAGAGCATATGACTCGCTGTCATCACTTACAGTGCTAAATCCCCTATATGTTCTAGGCAGTGGCGGTTCTAATTTAGGTGTGTTACTTTTTACTACTAGTTTTTCATAAAGACGTTGAATAGCCATAATCATTTATCCTTTTTAACTTTGGCAAAAGTGTCAGTACTGGTGGTATATTTTTGCTGATCGGTCCATCCTGACCAATATTCTGGTATTTTTTTGTTTACCAATAGAATTGATTCACTATTTTCTTTACCTTTTTCTTTATTTCGTCCATCAACATCTCTATCTGTGCTAGCAGGAGTAAATTGTCCAGGGTCTAAATTCTCATGATGTGCCCAAGGTTCACGTGTGGGTACTCGACGCAGAATAGTCTTGAACAAGGTTGTTCCTGAATTATTAGGCACACTATGAGTTTTTAAATATTTAGGTTTTACGGCTGCTGCGGCTTTGGCTGCTGTGGCTGCTGTTGGTGCGGGAGGACCGTTTAGATTAATTGTGCCAGCATTAAGAACTAGTTTTGATCCACCAATACTAACTGCACCGCCACCTGTCCATTTGCTGGCGCCACCACTTTTAATATCAAGAGCCCCACCAGCAGTGATCACATTTTTACCTCCAGAATTAATTTCTGAATTACCATCTGCGGTTAATTTAGCATTGCCAACAGTTTTAAGATCAAAATTGCCGCCATTTTTATGCAAATGATTTCCATCAATGGTGGTATTAACATTGCCTATAACCCAATTAGATTGGTTACCGTTCACTATGGAATTTTGATCGGCAATTACTTCAGTTTGCATTTCTCCGCCCACTTTGGTATTAAAATTACGACCGCACTCCATATTGATATCTCGATCAGCATAGAAATTTAAATCATTCTTTGTATGAATACTGATGCTATCCTCTGCATAGATATCTATTTTGCCATTACTGGACAGTTCTATCCAACTAGTACCACGAGCATTGCCTATATAGATTAAGTCTTCACTGTTATGTAATAATATTTGATGCCCTGTTCTAGTGCGTATTCTAATTAATTCATTGTGAGGAATAGTAACATCGCCTTTGGTTACAGTGCCTGTTCTAATAGTTTCACCGTTTTCAACTGATGCATATTCTGGTGGCCCAGTACCAGCTGATGACAATCTAAGAAATTTGTCATCACCGTCATCCATTACAAAACTGGATCCACCTAATCTACTTACAAAGGTTGTGGCTTGATTGTCTATCTTACCTGATTTAGCTTTTTTTGCTCCATCCTGTTTGTCTATAGGTCCAGGAGTGCTTATGCCAAATACAGCACTGGGCCATTCTCTTCTAGCACTGCTACTGGTAATGCCTCTGATATCATCTAATAATAGCCCTTGTCTGTTCAATATATCTTTAAATGGATGAACAGCTTTTTTAGTTTTGCTTAGATCTGTTGGCACCATGTCCATTGCTTTTAAGTTATATTCAGCAACAGGTAATCGTTTTTTAACAGTTTCATTATTGTAGGTTGTTGCAGCATATCCTGGTGTCATAAAATTCACACCAGGATTCTGTGCGTTATGCACACAGCCAATCCAATACCCTTTTTTGGGGTCACCTTCTACAAATATGACCATCACAATAGACCCCACATCTGGCGGAATCATCCATAGGCCATAACTTTTTTGTGAATTATTATAGTCTAATTCTGATGTGGCATATTCTGATTCAGTATATCCCATGAAAGGACTCATATATCTTACTTGATGCAGTTCACTCTCTTTTTGTTTAGCACTACCTACTTCAGTTAAAAGCTGCACTTGCAAATTGCCCATATAAGCAGGATCTAAAAAACTAACAATTTTAGCTAGATATGGTCCTGGATTATTACTACCTGTGCCTGTGGCTACTCTTTTTTCATCTGCCATGTTTTAACCATCCTTTTTAGAAGGACTAAATGCGGATTTTGCAGGAGCCTTTTCTGTTGATTCTGTAGGTTTGAAATCTTGATGCATCATTCTAACCAATTTTAATTGCTGTGTAAAAATGTTTTTGTCAAACATACTTTCAAATTGAAATATCCTGTATAGTCCACTGAACTCAGGAACTAATCGTCCCTTCTCACCAAAGTCATAACGTCCTTTATCAGGATCTAGATCAATAGGATTTCTAAAATTAACTACCACGTATACTTCACCGTCTTGAGTGTTTATGGCTCCATCTGAATTCATTTCAGGAATATTAGTTGATTTTGCTGAATAATTGCCTATGCCACTGTCAGCTATATAAAATGGATCACCTAGTATTTTCATATTAAGACTTATCATATCACTGCCATCATTTAAAGCCTTGTTGAATTGTCTAGCAGCAATTGTGCTGGCATCTTCACCAGCAGTAACACCGCCTCTTTTAGCGTCCATTGTTGTTTCTGAATATCTTGTGATAACCTTAGTCTGTGCTTTTCCAGGGGTATAATTCGTTTGATCGGCATCTGAATTACTTGCTCCTAAAGTTTTGGCACCACTGGTTTCAACACCAACATCTTTTCCACCTTGCTCTTTTTCTTCTTGTTGTATATTTTGTTGAACTGATTCGTTGTTCTTACCACCGTCAGCATTGAGTGCTTGATAAAAACTTGTTTTAAATTCAATACTAAAATCCAGTATATCAATATTTCTTCCAGTATACAAATATTCATATTTCTTAACAGCATTCATCTTTTTTTCTTCAACTTTTTCAGCTGTTTGACTTCCTGAAACAAAGTTGGTATAATCAATTTTATAAGGAATTACTCTAAAAACACTCAATGTAGGATTGCGTTGATTGCCTTTTAATTTTTTAGAAGTGGACAATATATAAAATTGAGTTTCAATTTTCCACCAATTTACTTTATAATCTTTGTCAATATTAGCTGGGTCTAATGCTCTTCTGCCATAGTCACTGGCCAATATTACTTCGTTAATGGCATCAGTAATACTAATTCCCTGTGAAAATTTTGCTATGCCCTTAGTTTTTGAAATTTGCATGTCACCTCTGGTGTAAGTGCCAGTTTTTTCATCATAGACAGCATCCTCTTTGGCAAAAATTGCTTCTGCTCTTTTTACATCGGCTTCAAATCCCATTGGGCTTTTACCAATGGGATTTGCCACTGGCTGAACTAGGATATCATCATCTAATATGACACCCAATTTTGAAAAGATAAGTTTATCACTGTCTTTACTTGTTAATGAGGGAGATTTAGTTGCTCCTGGAAGTCTTGAATTATCAGTATCATTGGTGGCATTTTTGCCTGTTTGTAAATCCGTGGGGAATAATATTAATACTCTATCTGGATCAAGTCCTTCACTTTGAGCAGTCTCTTTAAGTCTCTGATTAACAACCCATTGTAAACTTAGCTTGTTATCAGTTGTACCAGTTTGTAACATTTCTTGTACATCACCGCCTTCTATGGATAAATGAGTTGTTACTTTATTATTATCAACACTGAATACTCTTTCAGTCCATGGTATTGCCGAGCAATCATACACAGTGCCTTGCCCACTGACACGCATTTCAATTGCATTAACTTTAAGAGGGATATGCTTTCTAGACAATTTTGCTCTAAAATTTTGTTGATTTGCTGTTAAGTGTCCTTTAAATTCTATACTTAAAAGCATGGGCATGTCTAACCAATTCATATATCCAGCTTGAAACGCAGCAACTTGAACTGTTTGAAAGAACAATCCAGTACTGTAAGGTTCTGTAATTTGAAAAGTTATAGATGTGGAGTTAGTATTTCCTGAAGCTTTATTGTATCCTATGACTCCATTTATTTTTATATTGTCTATGAAATGATCATATCTTCCTTCTTTGTTTGCGTCACTTTTGAAATTGTTTAGTTGTATGGCATTTTGATCTTTTATATCACCTGTGCCGCCACTTTTTACTATGATAGGACCAAGAATATCTTTTCTATAAGTTTCATCAGGAAAGTTTATGGAATTACCATTAAGAACGCTTAGAGTAAAAATGCAATTATAACTATCAAAAACACCAAGTTCATTGGGGAATGGTTCACCAGGTTTTCTTTCAATATAGGCCAAATCTCTGCCAGATAACAATTCACCATTTATATCTATATTTTTCTTATTGTCAGTTTCAGTAACAACTTTACCAGGCACAGGTTTAGATGTGGCTCCTGAAGACCCTGACAGCCCTGGAACTTTATTTTGTAACTGACCCAATGCACCAGAAATATTATTAACTAATCCATTCCCAACTAGATTAATATTTTCTAATTTTTTAGTGACAAAATTTTTGGCAGCATCAGTGGCACTGGCAATATTAGGCAAACTAAATCCCATATTAACCTCCTAAAATTTTAAATAAACTATTGGCTTTGGGTATGTAAAATTGAACTCCTGGAACAAAATCAAATATGGGATCTTGAATAACATCTAAGTTACGCTGCATAAACACCCACCAAAGATTTGGTGTTTGATATAGATCATAGCTTAATAGATCTGGTCTATAGGCATATTGACTCTCTAATGTGTAAAGATAATCATCAAGTTCAGCACTAACTGGTCTAATAGTCAATATGCCTAGATACTCTCTGGTTATTTCCGTATTATACCAAGGACTATTTGAATTATATGCTGTTACATTCATTATAGGTATCCTTTTCCTTGATATCCGCCTTTGACAAAATCTGCTAAATTAAATTGACGTACTTGTGTTCTGCTATACACTGGTGTGACTGTTACACTAACTTGGCTTTGTGTGGGCACATGTGTTGGTGCAAGCACCATGTCTTTAGTTGCTGATTTGTCTCCACCACTAAGGACCTTTGCTACATTAGCTCCATTAGAAATAAAATTTAGTACTTTGCTAGCTTTTGTAGCACCAAATGCACTGGCAACTCCAGATAATAATTTGGCGTTTGAACTAATTTTATCTAATTTAGCAGCACCTTCTCCACTACCGCTATCAGTCCCTGGTGATGGTTTTGTAATATCTACACTGATAAAATCAACTTCCTTAGGCAATGTTACACTGAAATTTTTCACCACAACTGGCACATTGTTAAAAACATAATCGCCATAGGCACTGAATTTTAATATGGGAGGCGGATTACCCACATAGGCATTGTCTCCAGCATACATTTTAGTAACGCTTCTTAAAAAATGCACAGCAGCAATCCAATATTGAGCTTCAACCCAATCTTGCACATAGAAGTCTCCATTTATTTGTATGTCACTGACTTTACTATTTTGATAGGCAATAAATTGATAATTTTGATGCGTTAGAGCCTGCTCCCCATAAGTGACATTGTGACTAATACTGATTGTGGGAGTATATGGAAATATCAACCCGCCGGCTGCTCTTATAGGTTTTAATATTTCACCTTTACTAAAAACTTCATTTACATCGCTCATGCCAGGAAGAGTTAACTTGGCTCTCCAATCTTTGTTAGTGTCAGTGACAAAAGTGGCGTTGGCACTTTCAGCCCCGCCGTTTTGGCCGCCTTTTGGCAGATTGATACTGCGAATTGCACTAAGTACTTTACTAGGGTTGCCTGAAGATATTGCAGATCCTAAATTCGAAATAGCATTGGCTCCGGCAGCTATACTACTAAATGCACCTTTTGCACTACTGATTGGATCAAAAGACATAACCACTGCTCCTTGGCTAATATTTATTTGACTTTATAATATACATATATTATAATTTACCTAACACAGGACTGACTGATGACCGTAAACTATCTCAATAATCGTGATCTCTTAGAGGAAATTCACAGAAGTAAAAATTCCTATAGCGTATACGCTAGCCCAGAATATCATCAATATGATATTATTCTCCCCAGCTTGGAGAAAATTAATATCAGAACCACTGCCGAAGCCAAACGCAATCGTGCCAAACGCATTGGCGATGAAAATTACGCACGTAGAAAAGCTTCAGGCGAAAAAATCAAAATGGCTGACTGCGAAATTGATTATAAAAAAATTCCAAAGATTGATCTAGTATTTAGGATCATGACCTATGAACACATTCCCGTAAATAAAACACGTAAGAAAAGTCAAAAAACTGAAGCCGACGGCAGAGACAAAGTAAACTTTCCTCCATTCCAACATTGGAAGTTTGATGAAAATGATGAACTGGTCTGTGTAGGCAAAAGTCATTGGAAAGGTCCATTAGACAAAGGTCGATTCAGTAAGGATCATGGACAGATTTCAAATAACCTTGCCCGTATGTATATCAAATTGTGTGAACGCTATGCTACCCGAGGTAATGTTAGAGGGTATACCTATAATGATGAAATGCGAGCACAGGCCATCTTGCAATTAACTCAAATAGGCTTGCAATTCAACGAGTCAAAAAGTAATAATCCCTTTGCATACTTTACTGCCGCAGTGACTAATAGTTTTGTACGCATCATTAATATTGAAAAGAAAAATCAAAATATTCGAGACGACATACTAGAAATGAATGACATGGCACCCAGTTATACCAGAACCAGTAACGCTGAATATTCAGCAGGACTACGTAGACATGAACGTGAGGAAGAATGACAAATCTTTTTAAACGTGTGGCCCTATTCACAGACATACACTTTGGACTTAAAAGTAACAGCGCCACACATAATCAAGACTGTGAAGATTTTGTAGATTGGTACATTAGCAAGGCCAAAGAATTAGACTGTGATGTGGGAATCTTTATGGGCGATTGGCATCATAATCGCAATAGCCTTAACATTACTACCATGGATTATAGTCTTAGGGCCTTGGAAAAATTAGGACAAGCATTTGATAATTTTTACTTTTTCCCTGGCAATCATGACTTGTACTACAAAGACAAACGCGATATTCACAGCGTAGAATTTGGCAAGTATATACCAGGCATTACCATAGTACACAAACCCATGACCGTAGGCAATGTGACCATGTGCCCTTGGCTAGTAGGTGATGAATGGCGAAGCATAGGCAAAAAGGGTGGCAAATATATCTTTGGTCACTTTGAATTACCCAGCTTTTTTATGAACGCTATGGTACAGATGCCAGATCATGGTGAGATTAAATTAGAACACTTTCAAAATTATGAACTTGGCTTCAGTGGACACTTCCACAAACGTCAACAACAAAAGAACATGATCTATATTGGCAATGCATTCCCACACAATTATGCAGATGCTTGGGATGATGATCGTGGCATGTGTGTATTAGAATGGGGAGGACAACCAGAATATTATAGTTGGCCCAATCAACCCACATTTAGAACTGTCAAACTTAGCGAACTGATTGACAACGGCGCTAAGATTATCAAACCCAAACAACATCTTAGAGTTACCTTGGACATTGACATCAGCTATGAAGAAGCCAGTTTTATCAAAGAAACTTACTTGGCAGATTATGACATTAGAGAATTGACCTTGATTCCAGAAAAGCGCGAAGTAGAATTGACCAGCGACACTGATATTAAGGCATTTGAAAGTGTGGATCAGATTGTGATGAATCAATTAATCAGTGTAGAAAGCGACACTTACGACGTAAACCTTTTACTAGACATTTACAATAACTTATGATTCGTATTAAAGATTTAACTGTTAAAAATTTCATGAGCGTGGGCAATCAAACTCAGGCTGTGGACTTTTGCAAAGAACAACTTACATTAGTCTTAGGTGAAAACCTAGATCAAGGTGGTGATGACAGCGGCAGTCGTAATGGCACAGGCAAAACTACTATTGTTAATGCCCTAAGTTATGCCTTGTTTGGTCAGGCTCTTACTAATATTAAGAAAGATAACCTAGTCAACAAGACCAATAATAAGAACATGATAGTCACACTGAATTTTGAAAAAAATGGGGTGAGCTATAAAATAGAACGCGGCCGCAGACCTAATATTTTTAAATTTTTTATCAACGGTGAGGAACAAGACACTAATAATATTGATGAAAGTCAAGGTGATGTTAGAGAAACCCAGCGTGACTTAGACGCATTATTAGGCATGAGTCACGACATGTTCAAACACATTGTGGCGCTTAATACCTATACTGAACCATTTCTCAGTATGCGAGCTGCTGATCAACGAATGATCATTGAACAATTATTGGGCGTGACTCTATTAAGTGAGAAAAGTGAAAGTCTAAAAGAACAGGTTAGATTAACCAAAGAAGAAATCAATCAAGAGTCTGCCAACATTGAGGCTACTAAAAAGAGCAACGACCGTATTGAACAAAGCATCACAGGCTTGGAGACCAAACAACGAGCTTGGCGTAAACAGCAAAAAGACGATTGCGAAAAGGTTGCTGAAAAGATTTTAGAACTACAAAACATTGATATCGAACAAGAACTGGCGCAACACGCTCTACTAAAAAGTTATGATGAGTTGTCGGCTAAGATTCGAAGTCTCAACAAGGAAAAATCTACTTTAGAAACTGCTGTTGGGCAGGCTGAAAAGTCTGTGAATAAGTACAAAAAAGAAGTGGAGCAACTGGCCGATAAGACTTGTCATGCTTGTCAACAGCAATTGTTAGATCATAAACACGGAGAAATGACTGAAACTGCCTTGGAAAATTTCAATGAGGCTAAAGAATATTATAAAAAAACTTCAGCTAGTTTGAAAAAGATTCAAAAGGAAATCAAAGACATTGGCGACATTAATGGCCGTCCTGAAACATTTTATGACACAGTGGAACAGGCACTGAAACATCAAAATAATTTGACCAGTTTAGAAGAAACTTTAGTTAAACGTAATGATGAAGTGGATCCTTATCAAGAACAGATTGACGAACTACGTAACACGGCCATACAGGAAGTTAGTTGGGACCGTGTTAACGAACTTAATAAATTAAAAGAGCATCAGGAATTTTTACTTAAATTATTGACCAGTAAAGACAGTTTTATTCGTAAGAAAATTATTGATCAAAACTTGGCCTATCTAAATAATAGATTAACTTACTATCTAGACAAAATGGGATTGCCACATGTGGTGAGATTTCAAAATGATCTCACTGTGGAAATTACGCAGTTAGGTCAGGATTTAGACTTTGACAACTTGTCACGTGGCGAACGTAATAGATTAATTTTAGGACTAAGCTGGAGTTTCCGTGATGTATGGGAAAGCTTATACAGCAATATTAACTTATTGTTCATTGATGAACTTATTGACAATGGACTAGATGCTAGTGGAGTAGAGGGTGCGTTGGCTGTACTCAAAAAGATGGCACGTGAACGTAACAAAAATATCTACTTGATCAGTCACAAAGATGAATTAATTGGCCGTGTAAACAATGTGTTGAAAGTCATCAAAGAAAATGGCTATACTAGCTATGCCAATGATTTGGAGGTAGTTGAATGATTCCAAGAGATGAAGAGTTACATGACAAATTAATGGAAGCTTTTAGAGAATATTTCAAAGCCAATCAAAAATGGTTGGACAAAGGCACACGTAGAGCAGGTATGGACACTAGGCATTGGCTCAGTGAAATACGTCATTATGCTATCATGCGAAGGCAGGAAATTCAAGTATGGCGTAGGGCAATAGAAAAAGAAAAGGCACAAAAACAACTTCAAAAGGCACAGGAACAGGCAGAGAAAGATGCTATATAGTTGATGTCATGGTATTATCAAGATCAACTAGTCACAGAAATCTCAGAAGATTATATAGGCTTTGTCTACATCATAACAAATTTAACCACAGATAAAAAATACATAGGCAAAAAATTAGCCAAGTTCGCCAAAACCACCTATAAGGTTGTTAAGCTGAAAAACGGCACAAAGAAAAGAAAACGAATTCGAGGCAAAATAGAAAGTGACTGGCAAGAATATTATGGCTCCAACGACGAACTCAACAAAGACGTCGTAACATTAGGCAAAGAAAATTTTAGGCGAGAAATTTTATATTACTGCAAGACCAAAAGCGAGTGTAGTTACATAGAGGCAAGAGAACAATTTTCAAGGCGCGTATTAGAAAGTAATGATTATTATAACGGGCATATTCAGGTCAGAGTTCACGGCAAACACATCATAGGCAAACAGTTAAACGGTTAAGGCTAGCGCAGGCTAATTTCATGCGCCTCTAAACCTGGACATCGGTGTCACAGGGATGAAAAACTCCAGCCGTTAGGAGGACTCAACCACTACCCGCAAGGATGAGGATAGCAAAATGCCGCTATTTGGTTGTTTGAAAAGGATTAACAGGCTAAAAGAAGGGGCTCTGATGAAAAAGAAACAACCCCAAAGTAGTTAGGCAAGACTATATTTGTTTAATTATTTCCCGTCGTATAGAAGACTGGGCTCGAGGTACAGGATGACCGCCTCTGTAATGCCCTAATATAGTATCGGACTAAGCAACTCGCATAATGTCTTTCGCTCTCCCGGCAACGGGAGAAGTACGCCCACACAATCTGCATAATATTAAAAAGCTTCGCTGAAGAAAAATGTTTTAAGACGTGAGTCTTAAAACAGAGTGAGCTTGCTCACTCTCAAATAATTAGACCATTGGCATGCCTGTTTTATTAGTAGTTTCAATATTGTCTTTGATAATCTTATACATGAGTTTCCTATCTTCTGAGCTATAAATGTATAATAGATCATTGGCAGTAACTCCCCCTCT